AAATAGGAGTGGTCAAAAATTTTCAATTATAGGTACAAACAGAATTTTATACGCTTATTCAGGAGGTGTATTTTACGACATCCATCCTATCAAATCTACAACAACACTTACAAGTGCATTTAGCACAACTAACGGATCTGCAGTTGTAACTATAACGTTTTCTTCGGGACATGGTTTAGCTGCTGGTGACATAATTTTATTAGATAATTTTACAGCGATTACAAATTCAAATTTTGGTGCTTCTGATTTTGATGACAAAACATTTATGGTGACAAGCGCGCCAACAAACTTGACAATAACAATTACAATGCCTTCAAATGAAACAGGATCAGGTGCTACAACATCTGGCGGTATTAGAGTTCAAACCTACTATTCAGTTGGACCAGCAGAACAGTTACCAGGATTTGGTTGGGGTCTAGCTACTTTTGGTGGTACAGTAGCCAACGCACTTACAACAACTTTGAACGGAGCAATTGATGCATCTACAACGACGATAGTTTTAACAAGCGTTGTTAACTTCCCATCGACCGGTACAAATCACATACAGATAGGATCAGAAGAAATATCTTACACTGGAATCTCAGGCAACACACTAACAGGCGTGACGCGAGCAGCGAGAGGCACAACAGCTGCATCACACTCTGATGGTGCAACAATTACAAACAGTTCGGATTTTGTGGCATGGGGTGAAGCTGCATCAGGTGACTTAGTAATTGATCCAGGTCTTTGGTCTATTGATAACTTTGGTGATAAAATTATTGCATTGATACATAACGGACAAGTTTTTGAATGGGATTCAAATGCATCAAACGCAACAGCAACAAGAGCTACAATTATTTCTGGTGCACCAACTGCATCTAGAGATATGATTGTGTCCACACCTGATAGACACTTAGTATTTTTTGGAACAGAAACAACTATAGGAGATCAATCTTCACAAGATCAAATGTTTATTAGATTCTCTAATCAAGAAGATATTAACACGTACACACCAACAGCTACCAACACAGCAGGTACACAAAGACTTGCAGATGGATCTAGAATTATGGGAGCAGTTAGAGGTCGTGATGCAATCTATGTATGGACAGACACAGCTCTATTCACACAAAGATTTATTGGACCACCATTTACATTTGGTTTTGCACAGGTAGGTACAAACTGTGGATTAATAGGACAGAACGCTGCGGTAGAGGTAGATGGTGCTGCATATTGGTTCTCAGAAAATGGTTTCTTTAAATATGCTGGTGCTCTTCAATCATTACCATGTTTAGTAGAAGACTTTGTTTATAATGATTTAAATACAACAGCTAATCAACTTATAAATGCAGGATTAAATAATTTGTTTGGTGAGATTAATTGGTTCTATTGTTCTTCTGGTGCAACCGTGGTTGATCGATGTGTAACTTACAATTACATTGAGTCTACACCTCAAAGACCTGTTTGGACGACAAGCACATTAGATAGAACAACATGGCAAGACTCTGCCGTATTTGGTAAACCGCATGCCACAGACTATGATGCTGATTCTAACAACTCTTATGATGTTGTTGGTAATACAGATGGATGCACAATCTACTACGAGCATGAGACAGGCACAGATCAAGTGACAACAACAGCTACAACAGCAATAACTTCTAATATTGAGTCTGGAGACTTTGATATTAGTCAAGGTGGTGATGGTGAGTTCTTTGCAAAGATAAGAAGATTTATACCAGACTTCGTATCTCAAACTGGCAACACACAAATTACATTACAATTAAGAAACTATTCTAATGACTCACAAGCAAGTTCTGCACTTGGACCTTTTACAATTAGTTCTTCAACAACTAAGGTAGATACAAGAGCTAGGGCAAGAGCAGTATCTCTAAAAATAGCAAATACAGCTGCATCACAGAATTGGAAACTTGGTGGGTTTAGACTAGATATACAACCGGATGGTAGAAGATAATGGCAAAGATAGTGCAGATATTAACAAGACCCGCTAAAGAATATAGTCAAGATGTTGCTGATGCACAGGTAAGAGATCTTGACAGTATAATACAAAAATTAAATACAACGTATCAACAAGAATTAAAGGATGAAGTAGACGCTCAAAACTTCTTTATAAATTAATGTCAAATAGTTTCGTAAACGCAAAAGTAGATTTAACAACAACTGACAACACAACGTTGTACACAACTCCAAGTGCTAACGTTGCTTTAGTTAAATCTTTATTAGTATCAAATGATGCTGGATCTGCCTGTAATATAACTGTTACATTGACAGATGCTTCTGGTAATGTGTTTAACTTATTTAAAACAAAAGCAATAGACACAAATACAACAACCGAACTTTTAACACACCCTCTTGTAGTAGAAGAGAGTGAGATACTAAAAGTACAGGCTAGTGACGCGAACGAGCTGCACGTCATAGCTTCTATATTACAAATACAGCCAAGAGAGGTAACAACATAATGACACTAACAATAAAACCTGAGAACATAATAGAAAAGATAAGCAACAAAAAAACTGGTGAAATATACGAAAACGAAGAGGCTTTAAAGGCAGCTAATATAGCTCCAGAAGACGTACAAAGAGATGTAACAGTTATAATGCCAAGCCTTGATTTATTTCCAAAAGTCAAGTAAAAAGGAAGTTACAGGATATAAAGCCTGCCTTAACAATTTAGCTAAATTATGACAATATCAAGAGGACAGATGGAGAGACAATTACGAATGGGCGGTGGTATTATGGATATCGTACCTAGAGAACCTGCTATATTTGGTGGTATTAAAAAAGCCGTTAAAAAAGTTGGTAAGACTGTTGGTAAGATTGCAAAGTCTGATATCGGTAAAGCTGCATTGTTATATGGTGCAACTGCAGGATTAGGTTCTATTGGATCTGGTCAAACAGGTTTTCAAAGATTTGCTCCAAGTAATTTTATGGGCAATCTTGGTAGAATAGGTAGTTTTATTTCAGGTGGCGCATTAGATCCAGCAGATGCTTTGGGTGGTGAGATGACAACAGGCAGAAAAAATATATTTCAAAAAGCTTTGGGTGCAGTAGGTATAGGTGGTGATGGTAAAGGAATGGGTAATTTAGGTAAACTAGCAACACTAGGTGCAGTATCTACTTTCTTAACACAATCACTTGGTATGACAGAAGAACAAGCTGAGGCAGAATTATCTAGAGACCCATCAACATATTTAGAACAATATTACAGAAATTTAAATCCTCCAACTGCAGATACAAATTCAGAACAGTATGAACAACAAGTTAGAGATTTTGTTACAGCTAACACATCTGAGTATGCTGTAGGTGGTAGAGTAGGTTTTGCTGATGGACCAGCACGTGAGGGTATAGGTTCAATAATGAGTGCTATGAGTCCACAAGAAGATGAAATTTTTATAGAGAGAGATTTAAGTAAAGCAACTAACCCTGAATACAATGCAAAAGATTTTATGATAGAACAATTTGAAGAAACAGGATATGCCCCTCAAATATTAGGAAAAGGCTTTCAAGGTGACGATGAAATATTTATAATTGAAACGCCTAGAGGTGGTACAATGACGATAACTAAAGAAGATTACATGGCAAACTTTGTAAATAAAATGGCACAAGGTGGAAGAATAGGTTTTGCTGACGGTCCAGTATTACCACCAGACCCTACACAACCTGTAAATCCTTTTAAACCAAAACCAATTGGACCTGTATTACCAAACAAAGAAATGGCAGGTTATGGTTATAATGAGGCAATGTCGGATACTTTTGATATGTATCAAGAGATGAAGAGAAAAGGTCTCATACCTCCAACAATGGAGTTTGATGAATTTTTACAAGAAGTAGTTCCAGAGATGGGTAATAAAAAAATTGAAGAAACAAGAAATTTAGCAGCCATAGGCGGTAAAATGGACAGTGCAAGTGATAACGCTATGCAAGCGGCAGGCATCGAGGGGCTACCTATTAGACAAAATCCAAAAGGCGTTAAAGAATTAGATCTTAGAAATACTGGTGGATTTATACAACCAGTT